CAATCTGCTTATCATCTTCCATTTTTGCAATGATGTCTCCATATACTGCACCCTCAATGTTGGCTATCCAATCGCACTCAAACTCTTGCTGATACTTCTTCTCACCCATAACCTCTTTTGCCTTGACTAGTTCTTCGTTATCTACAATTTTAGTATCACTAGCTTTTGCCTTGTAAGAGTACCAATCATCTGCACCTTGTGCGTGTTGAAATAATTCGTAAAAATTGTTGTTCATTCCAGCAGGTGTACCAATGAATACACAATAACCTTTTCTGTCTGATAGTGCAGGTCTAATGATCTCTGGGAATAGCTTACTGTTTACATTTGCATATTCATCTATCACACACCCATCTAGGTATATACCCCTCAAGCCATCTGAGTTTTCTGAACCTAGTAATGTTATTCTGCTGCCATTGGGTAGGTCTACCCTTAGTTCTGTTTCATTGAACTTAGTGTATGGAATTTTTGCCGTGAACTGTTTCATGTAATCCCATGCAATGCTTTTTGCTTGTTTGAATGTAGGAGCTATGTATGCAAATCTTGGGTTTTTATTTTTGGACAGTAATGCTGACCTAATTAGATGATTGATCATACATACTGTTTTGCCAAACCTTCTATGGCAAACTAATACACTCCATCTAAATCTTGATATTTCTTTATGAAGTAAAGCCTGGTGTCGTCTTGGTGTGTAGGGGATCTTGATTTCCATACATTAGTGAACTTCTTTACTCTGCATATTTTCATTTATAGGTTGATAATCAAAACCTAATTTATTCATAGCATAGATTGTAAATAGTTCCGCAGACTCCTTATTTGGCATACCAAAGAACTTGATTACTACATTGTTAGTTTTTTGTTCAATGTAGCAAACGCAATCCATATCTTCTGATGAGAAATAGTTCATATACTACATATAGCTTGTTTAGAATTGTTTTAAAG